TCCCTAACATAATTTTTAAATACCTCTAACTGCTTATCATCTTCAACTAACCAAAACATAACTTTTATTTTGATTCAATATACGATAAGTTTATTTATAATCCAAGTTTAATCGTAAATTTGTGTTAAAACCTTAGATGACATTCCATGGGTTTTACCTGTCATAGCTCTTCCATCTAACATAATATGATATTCTCCAATATAAGCTGTCCCATCAGGAAGAATAAAACCTTCACCATTAGAAAATAAAACTTCACCCCTATTAGGAATATAAAATTGGAGAAAATTATTATTTAAAAAGTTTGCAAAACCCAATCTATTTATTGTTGTTTCAATTAATAAAACCTCATTTTCATTTGTGTTGTACATTTCACCTTCTCCTCCTGTTAAGGTCCATACAATAGAAAATAAAGTATATGCTTTATGATTATATGCAGGGTTTCTATTATTCATTTTATTATGTGTAGCTTCATCTAATTCTATATAAATAGGTTCATTAGTTTTAACTGCAAAATATCTTGTAAATATCCCTAATTCATACTCTTTTTCAGTTGGTTGTGCATAATATTGTTGAGGTTCTAATTCAGTTGATGATATATCTACTTCATTAATTTGATTGTAAATATGAATATCCTCCATATTTTGATATTGGCCAGGTACTACTTCTGCGTCATAATTTTCTGCAAATTGTTGAAATACTTTATCTTCTTCATTTAATTTTTCAATATTGTTTGTATTTTCTATTATAATTAATTGTTCTGTTGGTTTATCATTAGGATTTTTACCTGTAAATATAGTACCATTATACATTTCCCAATAATAACCTGTATAAGGTATACCAGTTGCTGCATTTTTAAACTCTTCTCCTCGAGTATATAAATTAGTTGTCATTCTATTTGCAGGTATATACATAATTTTTATTTAGGGGCTATATAAGGATTTGGTAATAAATTTGCTTGTTCTGCTTGAAATATAACCCTACGATTAAATGATTCTTGGAGGTCGTATCCATTTTCAATGTCTTCTACATTACCAAGTCTACCTACTATTTCCATTTTAAATGATCCAAGATTCCATAAAGTACCTACTAACTTATTCATAGCTTGTTTAGATTGTTCTTTTGAAGGAGATAAATAAAACATACCGGTGCCTTTTTGTTTACCTCTTTGATTAGTTTGGGCATTAAACTTTAATCCAGGACCTATACACCCTTGAAGATTACTATTTGCTTTTGGAGCCATATGAATTAATATTGAACCCCTTGTATTTTGATCTCCTGATATTTGGTTGTTAATATAATCTCCTCCTTCATTTCCTATTAACCAAAAACAATTTCCCCATTTTCCTGTTGCATATGATACAACTCTATAATTATCAGCAGGAATACAACTAATTCTTGGTTGATTTCCTTTATACGGTAATTCTACGGTTGCTAATGAATATAAAATAGTTTGTTCATCCATATCTAAAATATCCATTATACCTAAAGTTTGAGTTCCGTCATCCATTATTCTACGTAATCTTACTCTTAGTAATTCATTACTTGAGGGTTCTGGAAGCGGGGGAAGAGGTAAAGGTGTTCCTACTACTATTTGTTGTTTTTTTATTTTCATTACAGTTTAGATGGTGCTGATATTGTTCCTATTTTTGTTGTCCAACCTGATAGATTAATATCGTGATCTACAGTTTTTACTAAAATATCCACCTTATCATTATCATAAGATAAAGGTAATACTTTATTATCAACTTTAAACCTTTCAAAAAGTCTTATACCAGATATACCATCTATTTCTAAATTAAGATTAAAGGGTAGGAAAAAAGCTACAGATCCTTTTCCTGCACCTCCATTCTTTATTGGTTGTGCTAAATACGCTTGTAAGCTTTGTATATATTGTGTGTGATTAGAATTAAAAGTAGCAATATCTTCACTTAACCATTCTAAATCATCCATAATATCTTCCCAAACACCACCAGCTCCACCGCTTAATCTATCCCAAAACCCACCAGCAGTTGTCATTGTATTTATCATCTTTGCTACTAATACTATATTTGCAGTTTTCTTTTTTTCCTTACTATCACCTTCTTTTTCATCACTCCCATTAGTAGTTTTAACAGGCATAATTCTATCTATTAAACCCGTATTATAATTAGAAAATGAAGAGGCATCACCTGCAGTAGTACTACCATTAGATTGAGCACCAATTGTAACCATAGTTGAAAAATTAGATGGTATACTACCATTAATTCCTAAACTTTTTATTATACTTCCTTTTCCAAATGTATTAAAAGTACATAATTTTCCCTCAGATAACTCTTTAGGATCACTATCAAAACTTTGAGGTGTTTTACTTCTAAATACTATTTTAGATTGATCATCACTTAATTCTACAACTATTTCATTAATTCCTCCTGTTGATTTATTAATACTCGAAACTATTCTTTTTAAAAAATCATATAAGGATTTAGCATTATCATCATCTTCAGGACATGCTTCTAAAATTTGTGCTATATTATTTATATTAAGCAATATTTGAGATAACCTGGCATTTTGACTATCATATCTAAAAGCTTTAGTTTTTACCTTATTTACTACTCGAAACATCTTAGCAGGTTTAGGGAAATTAGTTGTTACACCCCACCCTAAAACTTTTTGAGCAACACTCTTAATTAAAGTACTGGAAGAACTATAATCTATATTTACTGCTGAAGAAATATCATATTTAGTGATTGATGGTTGTTGATAAGGAACTATACATTCTAAGGGTTGGGATGAAAAATTTCCTTGAGGAAATCTAAAATAATTTTTATCATTTTCTAAATTTTCAAAATCCATGTCAAAAGCACAGCAGGGTATATTTTTATTTTTTATTAATATATTTTTTTGTATCCAAGCCATAAGATAACCAAAAGTTACAAAAATTTGAGGTCCTGTATTCCAGTAATCATCATCTACTTCTCTAATATCACAATGGAATTCTGCATTTTTTATTTTAAGTTTTTTTATTGTAGTATTACCTTCATCATCAATAAAACAAAAATCCTTTAAAGTTCTATCACGAAATTCATGATTGGGGTCTGTCCAAAATCCATTACTTTGATATATAGAATAAAGCCAAGCATTCATTGTTGATCTTGTTGCTTGAGCAATAATGGGAAGTTCACCTTCTTCAGTTGATTCTTCTTCATTCTCCTCATCTATTTTTCCTAAATTAATTACATTAATTTTAAGAGATTCTATCAACTCACCCATCCCTATTAAGGTAACTGACCAATCATAGCTTCCATCAGGATTAAATTTCCAATTAAAATTACTTATTTTACCAAATACTCCTTCATAATTTCCAAATCTGGTTTTAGTTTCATCTTTAATTTTTGATATTAATTTATATTGATCTTTAGGTGAATTAAATAAATAACGTAAAGCCGGAGAACTAAAATTATCAAAAGTTTGTAAGTTTCCATTATTATCTAAATAACTACTCCATCCAAATTCTAATAATACGGTATACCCAGGACGCATATATAAAGCATCAATTAATGCTAGTTGATTTCTACTATAACATTTACCACTTACTTCTGTTTTTGTTAAAGCCCCATTATTTATATATTTTACAGAAACACCAGTTAAACCAGGCATTGGTATTGCACCTCTTTCTGTAGTACCTCCCCACCCATAAGCTCCTTCAAAATTTGTTCCAAAGTCTATTCCTGATTTTGCAGTAAAAGAATCATCTGTTTTAGTAACTGCTCCTCCCTGTAGTACAAAACTTTTAGCTAATTCAGTACCTGAAATATTATTTGCATCAAAACCTAAACCAACAAAACTATCTAATATAGGATTATCTGTAATATTAGTATCTATATCTACTGAGCTTGCCATTCTAATCCAAGGTGTTTTAGATTGTTGATACAATAAATCCCCGGTACTGTCCCCAATACCTTTATTTAATGAATCTTGTCGGGTGTTAATTTGATTAGTGACAAATTCTTGAAATGGTCTTCCTAATATATTCATTTTTATAACTCATTTAAGTTTCTATATGCATCTACTATCCCACTGATATTTTGAGGAATAGCTAATTGTGAACCTGGTGTTAAATAAAGTGAACCAAAATTTACTTTATTAGGATTTCTTATTGCAATTATCCAATATAAAGTTACATCACCATAAAATTGAAATGCTAAAGCTGTTAATTTATCTCCAAATTCGGATTCAATATAAATATCAGCTTCACTAGCTCCAACCTCAGGATAATAAACTGTGTCATAATATACATCACCCAGGGTACCTACAAATTGGTTTATATTTCTTAATTTTTTTATTGTTTGATATCTATTCATCTTTATTTTCTAGTTGCACCTTGTTGTTGGTACTCTTTATAAGTATCACTATAATTTGTTTTTCCTGTTGAATTAGCTAATGATATATATTTCTGTGTTGGGTTTGATATACTGTTTGCTTTTGCAGGGATAAATTTATGTATTGGTATAAATGTAAATCCTGTTATTTTTATCATATGTGGTAATTGTTTAACAGAAGTATCTTCATTACCCTCAATGTCAATTGCTATTTCCCAAGGAGATTCTTCAGGTATTCCATAGCTTATACTTTTTATAATGCCAGGTTGGTCATATATGTAACCACCTACTGTTATTTTAACTATGTTTCCTCTCATAAATCCAGCTGAATTATAATCTGGTGCTAGAGTTGATGCTAAATAATTTAATTTTTTATACATTGGAATTAATTCAGCTTTTGATTGAGCATAAACTGTCCAACCCATTGAAATTTCTCTTCCAAACCCTGAATAATTATATAATTCTTCCCCCCTACCAACATACTGAACTGAATCCCATTTTGCAGTATATGAATCACTAAATTCATCTATAAGTGCTCTAAAGTGTAAATATGAATTTGTAGCTCCTGAATTATCATTATTGATAACAGCTATATTAAAATCAACAGAATCTTTAACAGCTAAAGTAGTATTAACAGCACTAGATTCATATATAGGTTGAGCATTTATTTTATCTAATGCTTCTAAAAGATTAGCATCTACACTATAATCTAAAACATTATTTATAGCATTTGTTATACCGGTTTTATGTTGACCTGGGTCTCCATAATTATATTTAGTGTTTGCGTTAGCTTTTGTATAATCCGGGGCGCATGATAATATTGTAGATGTTTGTAATTTACTAATCATACTAGAATTATCAGTAAATTCTCCTAAACTAGTAGTTTTTCTAAAATCTGTTGGATTATATAATCCTGATAAATTTCCTTGTGATGCTATTCCTCTACCTCTTAATTGAGCTTGAGTCATTACAGCCGTATTATACTGTTCAAGTACTTTTTTATTATTTGTTAAACTACCAGAATCATATACACTAAAATTATTACTTATTCCACTGTTTGGTTGTTCAGAATATTTTAAACCATTTTCTCTTGTAGTATCTGCTGTAGATGTTAAAAAGGCACCTAATTGCTCTGCAGTTTCAGTAAATATTTCTGAAGCTCCACCATTAATTCCTTGTGGAAATAAATTATTATATTCGTTAGATGCACCAATTGCAAATATATTTCCTTTTGCAATTTGATTACTTGTACCTTTTACATCTCCATATATATCTTCTGATATTGTAGGAGATGAACTATTTAAAGCATTATAATTATTCGGTCTATCTACTCTTTTAAAGTTAGCAACAGCTGCTGCATCATTATCTAAAACAACTTTATCTGTTAAATTAGGAGTAAACCTATGAGGCGCTCCTATCATGGCATTTGCTAAATCATTAATACCATTTGTATTATTTAAAAAAGTATTAAAAATATTATTCCCAGCTTGTGCCATTCCTTGTGGGCCTGTAGCTCCTAAAAGCTTATCACTATCACGAACTGATGTAGAGTTTCTTGTAAAAATACTATAATCTCCAAAAGAAGGAACATAATTATCTCCAAAAACAAATGGTGTTCCCTTATTTTGCCTACTATTAAAAAATCCCTCAGCTATTAATGAAGGGTTTTGTTGTCCTGTTCTTTGATCTGTAAATGGAATTCTTGTTTTGCCTATCCCTAGTATAGATTTAGGTCCTCCACCATATTCTAATATAGTATTTTGAACTTTCCCCCCAGGATTTAATGTTATTTTACCCCCTACGGTTTCTGCTGGAGTATTTGTAACAACTCCATTTAATATTCTATATAATCTATTAGCAGTACCATCATTCGATATATTATTTTGGGCATTAACTACTCCAAAATAACCATTTATACCTCCACTACCGGTTCTTGTAGTTTGATTATTATTTATATTTAATGCAGTATTGTCTGTAATTGGGTTTACTCCAAATAAATTAGTAGCACCTGTGGCTATTGGGTCTAATCCTGCTTGTAATAATGTTCCTACTGATGTATATGCTCCTTGATTAAGAAGTCCAAAACCATACCCTGCTCCAAACGTACTTTCTGTTTTTACACTATTACGTGATAATACATTTTGTTTAGCTATAAATTCAAAACCATTAGGAGATCTTGTATCAAATAGCAGTTTTGTTAATCTACTAACATCTGTGATTGAAGCTTCAATTGAACCTATCCCACCCCTTAATAAAAAATCAACTCCACTTCTAGCTTGGGGTTGTCCATCAAGTTGTTGTTCAAAAGTATCATTTGCTCCTGGTATAGGTTTTTTAATATAAGGTTGACCACTTTTACCTTGATCCCACCTATCACCTCCACTTGAAGTAAATTTCAACTTATTTAAATTAGTAGTTGAATTTATTATCATCTATAGATGTTATTTAGTTTTATGCTCCTCTTAAAAAAGTATTTCCAGATGAGTTAATTCTATCAACAAATCCTATAACATTTGCTCCTTGTTCTAATACAAAACTATCATATGTAGATTGATTATTATAACTTCTAAATCCGGCTGCGGCTGCACCTAAATTTTGAGGTCCAGTAAATGCTTGTAATTGTGTTGGTGATGGTAATGGTCTAGGAGGGCCTACATTTTCGAATCTAGGTGCTACATCTGCAGCAATTGGATTACCATCATACGAATATAAATCATGTATAGTAGATGATAATGCTTCAGCACTAGGTCCAACTCCTGTTTCTACTGGTTGGGTTGGGTTATTAGGATAGCCTAATCTTGAACCTCCTCCTAATTCAAATCTATTTTTTAATGATTGTGCCATAATTTTATTATTTTATGTTATTTTGTTATAAATATTAACCTATTCCAGAAGATGCAAGCATTACTGTTCTACCTACTTTATTACCATCCATAATTACATCTCCTCCTTTTTTAACTATTTCAATTAATTCATTTAATTTTTCAACAATTGGATCTTCATCATCATCTCCACCACCACCTCCACCACCAAATACTCCTGCTAATAAAGCTAGTGGGGCTGCTACTAAAGCTAAAGCTCCTAAAGCACCTATAATAGGTAATGCACCTAACCCTGCTATAGCCATAGCTGCAAGGCCACCTGCAATTGAATATAATGATAATCCTAATAAAAACATTGGTTGAATTTTTTCCATTGTCATATTTTCCATTATTAGAACAAAACCTGCTGCTACTGCTGTTATTACAGTAGCTACTCCAGCAAATATTGAAGTTATAACAGTTCCAAATGCTTTTATTCCTGGGGCAGCAAATCCAAGAGCAGCTCCAAGACCCATTATAGATAATGTAAATATTGCCATACCAGCTGCTAAATAACCTAACCCTGTTGGTCCTAATCCTGCTATAGCTTTACCAAATGCAGCTAATCCATTCCCAATTCCTGTAAGAAAACCTTGAATAGTTTCCCCTGCTCCTTTTTTTATACCTTTTGTACCTTCTGCTACTCCTCCAATTGCTCCCCCAGCTTTATTTACAGGTCCTATTGGTCCTGTAGGTACTGCCTCATTCATAGCACTCATAAATGGAATACCACCTTTTTTAGGCTTTGCCCCAAACAAACCTTTTGCTTTTTCAATAAGTCCGCTAGTTTTTAAAAATTTTAATGCTTCTGCTCCTAATGTTTTCATTTCTGCAACAGATGATCTAAGACCGTTAAAAAGTTTAACACCTACAATAGCGGCAACCGAAGTTAAAACCCCAAATAATACAACTGAATTAGATAATATAGGTGCAAATATATCTAATACAGTAGCAGCTGCTTGAGCCATTTTTTCTAAAGCTTTAGAAATTTGCTCTTGTGTTGATAATCTTTTTGCTTCTTCTAGTGATATATCTGCTGCTTTGGCTGCTTGTTCATCTGATAAACCACTTTGAATTTTTTGTTGGTAAATCATTTTAGACATTTCTTCCCTACTCATACCCATAGCTTTGGCTGTTGCTTCTTGCTGTAGTCTATTGCCAGATGAAAATGCTGCTAATATACTTTCATTTTTACCAATTTCTTTAGCTACTCCCTCTAAATCATTTGCTAGAGCTAATTGCCTAGCTTTATCTAAATTTAATTGTTTACCTGTTAACATTTCAGCTTCCATTTCTGCTTGAATGGAAGATTCAAAATCTAATAATGAACCTGCTATTTTATCTACTTGCTCTAATGATATCCCTAATTTTCGGGCTTCCATAGCAGCTGCTTGAATTTTTCCTGGTTGGCTTCCTAATGATAATGTTACAGCAGCTGAAGCACTACCTACATCATTCATTACATCTGCAATATTTATACCAACTTTATTAGTCTGAACAAAGGATTTAAAACCAGACTCCATGTTTGCGGTAACAGTACTTAACTTTTGACCACTTAATTCTGCGAATTTAGCTAAGTTAGCTGCTTCATGAGCTCCCATCCCCATTTGCTCTGTTAATTCATATACCTCAGCAATTGTATCTGGACCAAAAATAACATTAGCATTTACACCTAATTCTTTACTTAATAAATTTGATGCTCCTATGAGATCTGCTGTTGAAGCTAAACTCATATTCATATTGCTGAAATTATCAGCATTTTGTCCTGTAGTTTTTCTAAAGTCTCGTTGGGCTTTACCTAGTTCTCCAAAGGCTTTTACAATACTACCTAATACAACAGCTGGATCTGTTAAAGTAGCAAAAGCATTTTTAACAGCTGATCCTACACCAGCTGCTAATACTTTCATTTTACCAAATTCTTCATTACCTTTAGCAACCCGATCAGCAACTAAACGCATGTCTTCTTCAACTTTATCGAGTTTTAAAGCTTTTGAAAATCCTCCAGCCATTGCCGTTAGCCCTGAAATTAAATTACCGGCAACACCCATTGCAGCATTAGACTTTTCTCTAACGACTATTTCTTTTTCAATTTCTTTTACTAAATCCTCCTCAATAATAAATCCAGCCTCTTTAGATGCTATTAATGCCTTTTCAGATTCATTTAATGCAGCTCCTGCGTTTTTCTTTGCTTGAACTACCTCAACAATTCTTTTAACTTCTTCAGCAGCTGCTATTGCATTAGATCTATACTTAGCAAGTTGTTTATCTGATAATTTATTAATTTCTTCGCTGTTTTCAGCGAATTTTTTAGATATGCTAGTTAATGTATTATATTCTTTAGCAGCCCTTTTAGTATCAGATATCTGTTTTGATAGTTCACCGGATATACTTTCAAAAGTCCCTTGAAATTCTCTATAAAGACTCTCACCACGCTTAATTTCTGCGTTGTATTTCTTTTGTGCTTCAGTTAGCTTTTCTATATTATCTTTGGAGCCCATATAGGATTATTTTGTTATAAATATCAAAAGCATCTATTTTCTAGATGCCTTTGTTGAATAACTTGTATTTGAATCTGTTCGTTTTGCGTTTTTAAGAAACTCAGGGGATGTTACTTTACCATCAGTAGTTATAGATTTACCACTCCCACTTTGACCTTGAGCCTTTTTAACTGAATCATTTTCTTCTACATAAAAATTATTTATTTTATTAAATGTAAAGTTACGTAACCATATAGGCATATTATAAATTGTATGCCAATCATAACCTCCTTTACCATGAAATACTATATCATGAATTTGAGAAAATAAACTTATTCTATAAGTCTGCGTCAGGCCAAAAAAAGTTAAGCCCTATAGGGATGGTGATGTCCTCTTCGCCACCCTCTACTGTATCTACAGGTATTTTTAAATTAACATCGGGTTGGAAATCTCTAATATGATTTCTAAATGCTCTAGAGTCTTGTGCTAAAAAATAATTATCTACAAAATCTCTAATGTCTTTTGTTTCTTCAGAACCATCAACGGATACTATTATATATTTAAGACGAGTTGATAATTCAGGTGAAGCGTTTTTATTTATTTTTCTTAAACCCTTTAACTCATTATCAATTTTCATCTCATCACTATGACTTAATAATTTAAATGTAAGTACTGTTGAAGATTTGGGACAAGTAAATGGAAATTCATTTTGACCTTGTTCAAATTTAGAAATATCAAATTCTTTATTTTCTAGAGTTGATAGATCTACTTTAACCTTTTCATTTCTGTAAGTAAACTCATAATTACTACCATAACCTAATATTCTAGCAGCTATTAATAGTGCATTTTTATCACCTACTACTAAATCTTTATAATTACATTCAGATACTATTAATTTTTCTAATAGTTTATCTAATACTGTACCTTTTGTAATATAGGATTGATTAGTTAATATATCTTCTTCTTTAGCAGTCATGTATTTCATTTCTACTTTTCCAGAGGATAAGGGGTTTTCTTTTTGGTAAACTATTCCATTTGATGGAAGTTCTACCATTTCTGTGGGGAATTTTAATTTTGTTTCGCTCATATCTTTTATTAGTTATAACTTAATTTCATGTATACATATTCAATATAAAAAAAAGCTTGACCGAAGCCAAGCTATTCTTAATATTATGTAATTTCTTTTTAGAAATTTAATACACAGTAATCCATTCCTAAAGTTATTGCAATATCTTGAGCTTCCGCTTCAGTATCCCAATTATATCCTTTGAATGTTGCATCTTTTATAAATGCTCCTTTAATTATCCATTCAGAAACTACATCTCCTACAGGACCTAATACATTAATAGTTACGTCTTTTTTATAGAAATCAGAGTAACCATCTCTACCAGTAACTGATTCATGATGCAACCTAACCCACTCCATAGTAGCTTGTGCTCCTGATGGTGTGATTGGGTCATATAATGTCATTGATATATCAGACCACTTAGCTTTTCCTTTTACTTTTCTATAAGTATTAATGTGGTTTAATACTATTTCACCTTGCTCTATTTTGATTTCGCCTACTTCTTTAATCATGTACGATGGTATACCATCTACATACATTATAAATCTATTGGCAACTTTTGGTTCAAAAGC